CCGCCAAGATCGGCAGCTCGGGCTACTCCGCCAAGATCGGCAGCTCGGGCTACTCCGCCAAGATCGGCAGCTCGGGCGACTCCGCCCAGATCGGCAGCTCGGGCGACTACGCCCAGATCGGCAGCTCGGGCAACTCCGCCAAGATCGGCAGTTCGGGCAACTCCGCCAAGATCGGCAGTTCGGGCAACTACGCCAAGATCGGCAGCTCGGGCAACTCCGCCAAGATCGGCAGTTCGGGCAACTACGCCAAGATCAATAGTACCGGCGAAGACTCCGTGATCTGCTGCGCTGGCAACGGCTCTGCCGTAAAGGCAAAGGCAGGAAGCTGGATCACGCTTGCGGAGTGGGAATATTCCGACGAAAAAGGACGGTTCGTTCCGCGCTGCGTGAAGACGGAATATGTAGACGGCGAGAAGATCAAGGCCGATACATGGTACTGCCTGAAAAACGGTGAATTTGTGGAGGCTGAATGACGCGCGCCGAAGAGATATACATACCGTGCGAATGCCGGGTATCAATCTTTTTTCCCACCGGGCATATCGAATGTGATATTTGCCCCCTGCTGCAAACGTATAGCAGGCGGCAGTGCATGAGGACTGGGGAATTGATTCCGGCGTGGCAGAAACGCGGGTATTATTGCCCGCTGGAGATTCCGAGCGAGCTGATACCGCCCGAAACTGATGATTTGAAGGAGGACTTGGAAAACAAATGAAATTAACAGAAAAGCTGAATGCCATTCAGGCGCAGCTGAAAGCGCCGAAGGACAAGAAGAATAGCTTCGGCGGTTACAACTACCGTTCCTGCGAAAGCATTTTGGAGGCTGTGAAGCCTCTGCTTCAGGCGCAGAGCTGCATTCTGACGATATCCGACGAGATTGTAGAGATCGGAAACCGCATTTATGTTAGGGCAAAGGCTACGATTTCCGATGGTGAGGGCGAGTATACGACGTATGGCTTTGCCCGTGAGCCGGAAAGCAAGAAGGGCATGGACGAGCCGCAGGTAACAGGTACGGCCAGCTCTTACGCCCGCAAGTACGCACTGAACGGCCTTTTTGCAATCGACGATACGAAGGACGCGGACACGGACGAATATGCAAAGGAAACGGGCCGGGCAGCGAAAAGCCAGCCTGCGCAGGCGAGGAAAACAGCACCGCAAACATCTGTAATGTCATTTAATTGCGCAGTCTGCGGCCAGCAGATTGTGGGCGAAACGATCAACGGACATACGTATTCTGGCGTGAGCATTGCGGAGCAGACGGCCAAGAAGTTTGGCCGCTGCCTCTGCTGGACGTGCGCACAGAGGCAGGGAAAGGAGAAAAAGAATGCTGAATAAAATCGTTATGATGGGCCGTCTGACCCGTGACCCGGAGCTTCGGCAGACGCAAAGCGGAAAATCTGTTGCATCCTTCACGCTTGCCTGCGACCGCGATTTCGCGGCGCAGGGCGCGGAGAAGGAAACGGATTTTATTGATGTTGTCGCATGGCGGAATACAGCTGATTTTGTCAGCAAGTATTTCTCCAAGGGCCGCATGGCCGTCGTGTCTGGCCGTTTGCAGATCCGCAACTGGGAAGATAAGGACGGAAACAAGCGCAAGACGGCGGAGATCGTCGCAGAAAGCGTTTATTTCGGCGACAGCAAGCGGGACGGGCAGAATGCTTCTGCCGCTGCACCGGCCTCTTCGGAGTTCAGGCCGCTGCCGAGCACAACGCCGGTTCCGTTCTCTTCGCCGGATATGCCGCAGATGGAGATCGGCGACGAAAACGAGCTTCCGTTCTGAGGTCTGACGGATGGGAGATAAAAAGGAATACGTCAAGCTGTGGCTGAGTTACAGGAGCTATTTCGAGGCGTACAGTGCTGCTGAGGTGGGGCGCTTGGTGCTGGCTGCGATGGATTATCGCGAGTCGGGAGCAGAGCCAGAGTTCAGCGGGAGTGAACGTTTCATTTGGCCTGCGATTCGACGGGATATTGACGAATCCGTAGCGGCGCAAAAAGCCGTCTCCGCGTCCAGAAGTGAGGCAGGAAAGCAGGGCGGTCGTCCTGAATCCGAAAAAGCAAATGCTTTTGACGAAAGCAACGAAAAGCAAAAAAAGCAAATGCTTTCTGAGGAAAGCAAAAAAAGCTATGGACAAAGGAAAAGGACAAAGGAAAAGGACATGGACAGTATTCTTTCCCCCCTTCCCCCCACGCTGCGCGAATCAGTTGAGAAATGGGTGGCATACAAGGGAGAACGACGGGAGGAGTATAAGCCTGTTGGCCTGCAAAGCCTTGTCACACAGATCACGAAAGCCGCAGAGGAATATGGCGAGGCTGCAATGATCGACGTGATAACCCGCTCTATGGCCGCAAATTACAAGGGGATCGTGTTTGACTGGCTGAAAGAGGCCAGCACACGCCCTGCGGCGCTTGGCCGCGCTGCAAAGCCCGGCTACGGCGTGCAGGGACACCATGACGAGCTGAACCCGCTGGAACGCGCGGCTGTGGACAGGGTGATGGGGCCGGTGTCAAAAGGAACCGGACATGGAGCAAATGACTATTTGGAGGGAGGAGAATAATGCCACCTAAAGAAAATCCTGAAAGAGCCTGTGAAGAGTGCATCCATTTTTTTGCGTGCTCCAGACAATGCGGCGAGCCGATGGCGCAGAGTAGCGCCACTGGCTGTGAGTGCTACGAGACGGTTAAAAGCATTGCGGCGGATCGGCTCATCGAGCGCCTGACCGCCGAGAACGCGGCGCTGCGGGAGAAGGTGCCGCAGTGGATCAGCGTGGAGGAGAAGCTGCCAGCAGATTATATTAAGCGATACCTTATCGCTTTTAAGGACGCAGGCGGAAGCATCGTGGATGCGGCTCGGTATATTCCGGGGCTCGGTTGGGAGTGTCGCAACTGGGAGGTTCCGCAGGGTTTGATTACCGACTGGATGCCGCTGCCGGGAGCACCGGAGAAAGGAGACAAGGCATGATAGCTGTTTTAATCAGCATCAGACCAAGGTGGTGCGAGAAGATCATAAGCGGAGAGAAAACGATCGAGGTGCGCAAGACGCGACCGAAGCTCATTCCGCATTTTAAGTGCTACATTTACCGTTCGGTTCGGGGCGGCGTCATCGGCGAGTTTGTATGCGACAACATTTTTGAAAAAATCGTCAGAGTAGGAGGAAACTGTGAACCGCCGAAATATTGCATCTGCGATTGGAACATGGACTGCACACCGCTTGATACGCTTCTTGCGGATGCCTGCCTGACAAAAGACAAGCTGGAGAAGTATCTGGACGGCGGCGTCGGCTTCGGTTGGCATATTTCTGACCTGAAAATCTACGACACGCCGAAGGAGCTGATAGAATTTCACACTTGGAAAAAATGCAAATCATGCAACAAGAGTGGGTACGAAAGCACAGCCTGTATCTATGATGAAAATTGCATAATTCCAGCGGCGATTACTAAAGCACCACAAAGCTGGTGCTATGTGGAGGAAGAGACATGGAACGACTGACTAAATGGAACGAATCATCGCATAAACACGCCTATTATCCGCGCTGCTTTAAAGAACCGTGCTACGGCGGAGGGTGCAAAATCAAGGATTGCCCGTTTGAAATAGCGGTGTGTGAGCGACTCGCGGCCTACGAGGATACGGGGCTGACGCCAAAAGAGGTAACTGCGCTAGGAGAGCTGTTCGATTACGCGCTGAAAGAATCAAAAACGCTGACTGAGCAGCTTACATTGCTCCATCACATCCGTGAGCTTGCCGAGGCCGACAAGGACGGGCGCGTGGTGGTGCTGCCGTGCAAGGTGGGCGATACGGTGTGGTTTAAGACATACAAAAATAACGCGCGAGATTGCATTGGCGTGCAACCACATGAGGTTACAAGAATATCAGCAAGCATCATTGTTCCGGGGGAAATTGTGGATATCGGTATCCCTGTGGACCAGATCGGTGTGAGAGTATTTTTGAGCGAGACCGAAGCGGTTGCGGCTGACGCGAAACCTCCGGCTGGAAATTCCATTTTGGAAGTTTAGGAGGCGAAGCAGGATGGAACGGATGACAAGCCGAGATGAGGATTGCGTGCTGGTAAACGGTCACGCGCTGGGTTATGCGACGATCGGCGAACTCGTCCAGATGGCGGAACGTCTCGCAGCGTATGAGGATATGGACAGTAAGCGGCTCAGACCGGGCGATACGGTTTGGCTGTCTAAGATGTTTTACACGCGGCCCAAAAAGCCCGTGCCGGTCACGGTAGACGCGATTCGCATTGACCGGGAAGGCACGACGTACATTACCGGGCGGAAGAGATTCTGTGAGGACGCAATCGGGCGGACGGTGTTTTTGACGGAGGCAGAAGCCGAGAAGGCTTTGCAGGAAATGGAGGACAAGGGATGAGCTTCAGTAAGAAAAAACGGGAAGCGGTCTATGCTAAGTATGATGGACACTGCGCGTATTGTGGACGGGCTATCGACATCAAGGGTATGCAAGTCGATCATTTCAAGCCGCAACGTGCATGGAACGCCGAAGACGCAGGGACGGACGATATTTCAAACCTCATGCCAGCATGCCGGATGTGCAACCACTACAAACGGGCAAATTCTCTGGAAACATTCCGGCGGTATATTGCGGAGATTCCCAGAAAGCTCCGAGAAAACTACATCTATAAGGTTGGAATCATCTACGGCAACGTTGTCGAGCACGAGAAACCGATCACGTTTTACTTTGAACAGATGGAGGGCAAGAAGGATGGCTGAACTGAAACCGTGCCCGTTTTGCGGCGGTGAAGCCAAATTTTTAATAAAATGTCACATGGAACGTGGAATTACAAGAGGATACAACTTTGGAATATGCTGCACAAAATGCGGCATTAGTACAACCAAAACAAATTATGGCATTGAGTTAAAACTTAATAGTAACGGTGAATTAGAAACGACTCTGGACGAACGTCCACTAGCAGTCGAGGCATGGAACAGGAGGGTAAATGATGGGTGATTATATCAGCCGCGAGGCGGCGTTGGAAGACTTTGAAGCCTGCAACGCGGAAAATCCGAACTGGACGCCCCAACGGGTAAAAACGCTTCTGCTGCGTCAACCCGCCGCCGACGTTGCAGAGGTGGCGTATGGGCAGTGGGAAGGTGAGGGCGACGGATACGCAGACGGCGAGATTGTGCTTGATGTGTGGCATTGCTCTCAATGCGGATACTGCATCGACGACGGCACGGATAACCCGGATTGCCTGCCGAAATACTGCCCAGGCTGCGGGGCGAAGATGGATGGAGCTGCCGAATGAGCGGATTGCGATTTGCTCGTGGGCGCGCGAAAGGAGGGAAACTGATGCAGGATTGCTGCCTGACTTGCAAGAGTCTGGAATACAGAAAGAACTACGTTTACCCGTATCGGTGCCTGAAGCACAAGGCCGAACGGTTCTCGGAGAATGAGTTGGAACGGATGTACTTTTCCGGAGAAGAATGCAAAGACTTTGAACAAATGAGGTGGCCTGATGGGAACAATTCTTGCGATTGATCCCGGCAATATCAAATCTGGCTATGTGGTGGTCGAGCACGACGGAGAAGAAATTCGCCGCGTGCTGGACGCCGGGAAGATCGAGAACCCGGCAGTGACTGATATGCTGGATCGGAAGCTTTATGCGAACTGCATAGACGTTGCAATCGAGATGATCGCGGGCATGGGCATGACGGTCGGACAAGAGGTTTTCGACACCTGCGTCTGGATCGGGCGATTCTGGGAAATCGCGTTGAGGTCGGGCGGATATGAGCCGAAGAAAATCTACCGCCGGGAAGAAAAGCTGTATCTGTGCGGTTCGCTATCTGCCAAAGATGCGAACATCCGGCAGGCCCTGTGTGACCGCTACGCGCCCGGACAGCCGAACTTCGGAAAGGGCACGAAGAAAGATCCCGGCTTCTTCTACGGCTTCTCGGCAGATATGTGGGCGGCGATGGCGGTAGCCGTGACGTATTTCGATAAGTACATCAAGGGGGTAAAGCTATGAATTTTGCTGATGTTTTTGATTTTGACGACGATGAATATTTTGAATGTTCCGAATTTGACAGGCAAATCGATGAATTTAAACGGGCTCTGATTGTGAATGCGCGCGAGGAAATCAAAGACAAAATCGTGGCGCTGGAAGAAGAAGTAAAGAGCCTGCGGATGTTCAGAGACGACAGAAAGATGTATCTGGAAAAGCTGGCGGCGGCAGAGAGAAGGGCAGTGCTGGCGGAAACGGAGGCGCAAAAGAAATACAAAGATGCGCGGTTGAAAGAGCTGCTTGGCGATAATCTGGTAACGACGTGGGAAGCAAAAGGTGAGTTGGTGCAAGGCCCGAAATGCGATCTATGTGATGAGAAAAGGTTACGCCATTTCATCACACCTTGCGGGCGGAAAATGACAGAATCTTGCACATGCGCAAAGAGCACGCTGGTATACAAACCGCGGGAATTGATGCTGTACAGAATTTCTGAATGGAGGGGAAGGATAGAAAGATTTTACGATTCTGTAAAATGCAAAACGGAGAACGAATCTGATTACAGGAATAGAGCCGTTGCAAGAAGCGGCTGCGACTTTGAAAAAGTCAACCCGTATGATTCGTCGTTTGAAAGTGAGGAGCTTTGCCAGAAATATTGTGACTGGAAAAACGAGAAGGAGAACTGTAAGTGAAAAGATTCGTTGAAATGCTGCTTTTATTTGCGGCTGCCGTGTTTGTTTCGCTTTTGATAAGAGAAGCGATTCTCAATTCGGATATGCCGGATTATATCAAGTTTTGCACGCTGACGGGCTGGGAGAAGGCAAAATGGATTTCCGGGTGGAGGCCATGAGCAAGATGTAGCGCAAGCCACCAAGACCGCCGATGCGGCTGACGTGCGATGCCTGCGGGAAGACGTTTATGCGTGCACCGTCGAAGTACAAGGCAAAATACAATTTTTGCAGCGAGGTGTGCGCATGGACGGCACATAGGGAAGCTGTGATGGGCCGGGCGGAGCGCGTGCGGATCCTGATTACACGATCAATCCCGGTATACCCGGAAATGCGGCCCGTCTGCGGGCGGGTGTATCCCGCCGAAAAATACAAATACAGGACAAACCGAACAGGCTATGTCGTAGAGGTCAACGGCAAGCGGGTATGTGTGAGGGTGGACGAATGCAGGGAAATCTAGGGCTCACACCGGTGCAGGCTCCGTGCAAAGGCTGTACGGACAGGCACACCGGCTGTCACACGGACTGCACCCGATACATAGCATTCCGCCGGGAGGCGGACAGATACAAGAAGGAGCGCCTAAAAGACATGACGCGGTGCGCGTCCACGCGGGGCTGCATGCGGACGCTGCGGGACGCAAACCGTGCAAGACGTGAAGGGAGGCAACATTACTGATGAGCGGGATCACAGAGCAGGAATATGCGGCGTGGCTGGAAAAGGCGTTGCAAGCGCTTTATAAATCCAAGCCGCTTGCAATCACGATTGTGGCAAAAACGGAAGCGGGCAATACGCTTACGGGCTACTACAATGCGAACGCACAGGACAAGGCCGTGTTTGCCCACCATATCCAGAGCGATATCGTGCTGGACATTATCAAGGCAAATGCCGCAGAAATCAAGGCCATGATGGAGGGCGTAGACGATGGAACAGATTAAGGGCGCAAAGTACGATGATGAAGACGAGGGCGTTTTCAAATGAGCACGCCGCGATACGGCTGGTGGGCCTATGCAAAATGGATGATCCGCAGCTATAAGGGCGGCGGGCTGATGACGAGGGCCGAGCGCGCTGCCGTTGAGGATGCAATCGCAGAGACGGAACGGCTCGTTGACGGCGCGGAGCGACTCCGGCTCATAGACTTGGTTCTTTGGAAGCGGACACACACCTTACAGGGCGCTGCGATGGCGGTTTATGTGTCCGAACGCACTGCACAGGAGTGGCACAGGCAATTTATTCGCCTTGTGGGGCAAAAAAGAGGGCTTTCATGAAAAAGTCTGCGTCCCAGAGCCAAATTTAACATTTACTATAAGGGCGTAGAGATCAACTCTACGCCCTTCTTCATCGGCACCGCAGCGTTCTGCGGAAACCTCCTCCTCCTGTTCTCGTGTTCTCCGGTGTGAATAAATATATTTATTCACACACGGAGACACGAGAACGAAAAAATGAGGTGGCTGACCGGTGATCGGGCATGATGGGGAGGACAACATGGAGGTAAAAAACAGAAAGCTTTCCAGCATTACTGCATACGGGAAAAATGCAAAGAAGCATGACAAGACACAAATCAACAACGTTGCGGAGAGCATCAAGCAGTATGGATTTGTGCAGCCGATTGTGATCGATCGTGACGGTGTGATTGTAATCGGCCACTGCCGCGCTCTAGCGGCAAAGAAACTGGGCATGGAAGAAGTGCCTTGCGTCTGCGTGGACGATCTGACACCGGAGCAGGTGAACGCCCTTCGCCTGGTGGATAACAAGAGCAACGAGAGCGATTGGGACTTTGACCTGCTGGCTGATGAACTGCCTGGTCTTGACCTGTCGGCGTTTGACTTTGACTGGGATTTCCAAGATACCGACGAAACGGAACTTACTAACGAAGACCGCGAACAGGAATTTAGAGAACGCATGGAGCGCGGGGAACTTTCGGACGATGATGAAGAATATCAAGAGTTTCTGAAAAAGTTTGAAGCGAAGAAAAAAACGGACGATTGCTACACGCCGGATAACATCTACGACGCAGTAAGAGATTGGGTGGCGGAGAAGTACGAAATTGGCAGTGCTGCGATTGTGCGCCCGTTTTATCCGGGCGGAGATTATAAAAGCGAGAAATACCCTTTCGGGTGTGTTGTGATAGACAATCCGCCTTTTTCCATTATTTCAGAAATCTGCGAGTGGTACACAAGCAAGAGAATCAACTTCTTTCTGTTTGCTCCAACGCTTACGCTTCTCGGAATTATGCGCGGCTCGGCAAACTATGTGGCGTGCGGGTGCGGAGTTGTGTATGAAAATGGCGCGTCTGTCAATACGTCGTTTGTTACCAACATGGGGGGCAATAAGATTGTTGCTGCCGCTGATTTAAGAGAAATACTGGATGGCGAGAACAAAAAGAATCTCAAAAAGTTGCACAGAGAACTGCCAAAATACTCATATCCAGACGAGGTTTTGACAGCAACAATGCTGTGTTATATGGCAGCTCACGGCGTAAGCCTTGAAATTAGCGGAAGAGATGCACATTTTATCCGCGCGCTTGACGCACAGAAAGCGTCGGGGAAAGGATTGTTCGGCTCCGGCTTTTTGCTATCTGAAAAGGCTGCTGCGGAAAAGGCTGCTGCGGAAAAGGCTGCTGCGGAAAAGGCTGCTGCGGAAAAGGCTGCTGCGGAAAAGGCTGCTGCGGAAAAGGCTGCTGCGGACAAGGCTGCTGCGGACAAGGTCAACACGGATATTTGGGAGTTGTCGGAGCGGGAATGGACAATCGTGCGAGGCTTGGGAAATGACGATTGAAGAAGCACAGGCGATCATTGCCAAAACAGACAGCCCGCACTTAAAGCGGGACATGGAGAAGCTCATCAAACACCAGCGAAGGAAGGAGGGCGTATATGGCAAGGCTGAAAAAGGAAATAGATCAAAAGCAGTTCGAGAATCTATGCGGCCTGCAATGCACGCTTGAGGAAATCTGCGGCTGGTTCGACGTCACAGATAAAACACTAAATGCTTGGTGTAAACGCACATATGGAGAAAATTTCTCCGAAGTTTTTAAGCAAAAGCGAGGAGCGGGGAAAATATCTCTTAGGCGGAACCAGTGGAAATTAGCGGAGAAAAATGCAAACATGGCAATCTGGCTCGGGAAGCAGTATCTCGGCCAGAAGGACAACCCGGAGGAATCGGTTGACATGGAGGACACTTCCGCGTATCTGGCGGAAGCTGGTATGGAATGATTACGCAGACCCTTCAACCGAAGTTCGGCGAGAAGCATAAGGCATATATCGCGGCGGCGACGCGGGCGACGATTTCCGTAGCGGAGGGCGCTGTCCGTGCCGGTAAGACCATCGACAACATTGCGGCATTTGCCTATTTGATCGAGAAAGGGACGCCTGACCGCATCCACCTTGCGACAGGTTCCACAGCGGCAAACGCGAAACTGAACATCGGGGACGCGAACGGCTACGGATTGGAGTATCTTTTCCGTGGCCGCTGCCGGTGGACGAAGTATAAGGGAAATGAAGCACTGGTTATCCGCTCACATAAGCGGGATTACGTCGTGATATTCGCGGGCGGCGCGAAAGCGGACAGCTTCAAGAAGATTCGCGGCAACTCCTATGGGATGTGGATAGCAACCGAGATCAACCTTCACCATGAGGATACGATCAAGGAGGCATTCAATCGACAGCTTGCCGCAAAACTTCGACGTGTTTTTTGGGATTTAAACCCTTCGTCGCCTGGACACTGGATTTACCAGAATTACATAGACCGATTCCCGGAACAATTTGGAGCGCGGTATAATTACCGGCACTTTACTATCCGGGACAACGCAACGATTACAGCCCAAAGGCTTGCGGAAATCGAAAGCCAGTATGATATAAAAAGCATCTGGTATCGACGGGATATCCTCGGTGAGCGCTGCATTGCGGAAGGGCTTGTGTATCCGATGTTTGGCGATTCCTGCATCGTGCAGGACACACCGGACACCGGCGATTATTACATTTCCATTGACTACGGCACGCACAATCCGTTTTCGGCTGGCTTGTGGTGCGTGACGAAAACAGAAGCGGTGCGCATTGGAGAGTATTATTACTGCGGGCGAGAAGAACGGAAAGAAAAAACGCCAGAAGAGTATTATTCAGAGGTAAAGCGTCTTGCGGGTGGGAGAGATATAAAATGTCTGATTGTAGACCCGTCTGCGGACGCTTTCATTGCCACCGTAAAGAAGCACCATGAGTTCAAAGTTCGCGGGGCTGTGAATGATGTACTGCCCGGCATACAGACAACGGCTGAGATGATCGCGTCCGGGAAGGTCAAAATCCATGAGAGCTGCGAGGACGCCATCCGCGAATTCGGGCTTTACAGGTGGGACGAAAAAGCAGAATCTGACCGCGTCGTGAAGGAAAACGACCACGCTATGGACGAAATCAGGTACATGGTGATGACGGTCTTGAAAAAGCACTTCAAAGAACACAGATTTGTGCCGGAGCTGGCGCGGTGAGGTAAAAGATGAAAACATATCAAGATTTTTTAGAGGTCGCGGAAAAGTCTGACCGGGAACGGATGGAATTTGTTCTGTCCGCGATAAATAATCACAAAGACTCGGATTTATACAAACAGGCGGTTATTGCGAAGGAGTATGACGCGCACAGGAATGTGACGATTGCTAATTTTCAAAAGCTGCTTTATACACTCAACGGGAAAGTCATTCCGGACAACTACAGTCCGAACTATAAGCTTCGGAGCAATTTCTTTGCAAATTTCATCACGCAGGAAACGCAGTATCTGCTCGGAAACGGTGTGACGCTGAAAGAAGCCGCGAACAAAGAAAAACTCGGCACATCGTTCGACGTTCGGCTGCAGGACGCAGCGCATGCGGCGCTTGTTGGAGGCGTATCGTATGGCTTCTGGAACCTTGATCATCTTGAGGTTTTCGATGTAACAGAGTTCGTTCCGCTTCTCGATGAGGAAAACGGTGCGTTGCGCTCCGGGATTAGATTCTGGCAGGTATCTGATACAAAGCCGCTTCGCGCAGCACTCTACGAGCCGGACGGCTTTACGCAGTTCATCCGCAGAAGCGGAAAAAACATGGAGATCCTAGAGGCAAAGCGCGGATATGTATCTGTCGAGGCAAGTTCCGAAGCGGACGGTACGGAGATCCTTGCATATCAAAACTATCCCGGCTTCCCGATTATTCCGCTCTACGGCAACCGCGCAAGGCAGTCAGAGCTTGTCGGCCAACGCGAGGCGATAGACTGCTACGATCTCATTAAGTCAGGCTTTGCGAATACAGTTGATGAGGCGTCAATCATTTACTGGACGATCTCGAACGCTGGCGGAATGGACGAGATCGATATGGCACGATTCAAAGAGTCCATGCGGAGAATTGGTGTAGGTCTTGTGGACGATGACGGTGCGAAGGCAGAGGCTCATACGCTCACAATCCCAGTTGAAGCTCGGGAAGCGCTTCTTTCCAGAATCAGCGACGATCTTTACCGTGACGCGCAAATGCTTGATGTGACAAAAATGCAGGCGGGGCAGAAGACGGCGACGGAGATCATGGCGGCGTATCAGCCGATGGATAACAAGGTGGATCAATTTGAATACTGCGTGATCGAGTTCCTGCAGGCATTGTTTAAGATCGTTGGTATTGATGACGAGCCGTCCTTTATGCGATCCAAAATAACAAATCAGTTAGAACAGACGCAAATGGTGCTGCTTGCCGCGAGCTACCTTGACGACGAAACGATTCTGAGCAAGCTGCCGTGGCTTACACAGGAGGAAATCGCAAACATTTTGAAGAGGAAAAGCGCGGAAGAATTAGAGCGATATTCCACGAAAGATATGGAGGGATAGACGTATGAGCAGTATGGTACAGGGTGATGCGTACAGCCTCGATGTTACGATCAAAAACAACGGTTCCCCCATCAATATTGCGGATGTCAAGGCGGTTGAGTTCACTTTATTCAATTTCAAAAAAATTTATCCGGGGGAAGCGGAATACTCGGATGGAAAGTTCCACATTCCCCTCACCCAGCAGGAGACCTTTCGGCTCCCGAAGCTCTGCCAGATGCAGGTGCGCGTGAAATTCAAGAGCGGTGACGTGATTGGCTCGGAGATCAAGCAGATCGACGTTGCGCACGCGCTTTCAAAGGCGGTGTTGTGATGGGCGGCATTGAATTTGAACTCAAGAACCGCGATCCGATCGACGTTTCCTTTAACGTTTCCGTGCGTGCTGACGGCGGCTCCGGCGGCTACAACATCGGCTCCGGCCTGAAGCTGGACGCGGAAACCAACACCCTGTCCGTCGATACGGCGGACGCAGTCGAAAAGGACAACACCAAGCCCGTAACGTCCGCCGCCGTGTATGCGGAGGTCGGCAACATCAACGCCCTGCTGGCGACAATCTAAAGGAGTGATTTTATGAGCACACAAACCGAAATTACCAGATTGCAGACCGCGCGGAACAAGCTGCGCACATGGCTCGTCGGCCTCGGCCTCGCCGCGAGCACGGACAAACTCGACGCGCTGACCGACAAGGCTGCCGCCATCAAAAATCAGGGCGCGGTTGACGCCAATGTCAAGGAGGGCGAGTCCTACACCATCCCCGCGGGCTATCACAACGGCTCCGGCACGGTCAAGGGCGTCTCCGGCGGCGGCAACTACAACCTGCAGGCCAAATCCGTCACGCCGACGAAGGAGCAGCAGTCCGTCACACCAGATCAGGGCTATTACGGCCTGTCCGGTGTGACCGTCGGCGCGATCCCGGAAAACTATCAGGACGTCTCCGCCACGACCGCCGCGCCCGGCGACGTGCTGGCGAATAAAGTATTTATCGACGCGGACGGCGTAACGCAGGCTGGCACCATGCCGGACAACGGTGCAGTGGAGAAAGTGCTGGACGCGACGACCGGCAATCAGGAGTACACTGTCCCCGCCGGTAAGCACTCCGGCACGGGCAAGGTATCTATCATGCTGGAAACCAAGTCCGCCACGCCTACCGAGGCCGCGCAGGACATCACGCCCACCAAGGGCAAAGTCCTCGGCAAGGTCACGGTCGGCGCGATCCCGGACAAATACAAGGACGTTTCCGGCGTGACTGCCGGAGCTGCTGACGTGCTGGACGGAAAGTTTATCGTGCTGGCCGACGGCAGCAAGGTCGAGGGCACCATGGCCAACAACGGCGCGATCGCAAAGACCATCGACGGCCTCACGCAGACCAGCGCCGATATCCCGGCGGGATACACCTCCGGCGGCACGGTATCGCTGACAGACGCGATCGAAACGGCTCTCGCCGCGATTTAAAGGAGGAACAGACATGAGCGTACAGACAGAAATCGACCGCATTATCACGGCAGTCGGCGCGGCGTATGACGCAGTGGAGGCCAAAGGCGGCACAGCCCCAGCGGCACAGACCATCGAAGGGATTGCAGGCGCGATCAGCGGAATAAAATCCGCACCGACTACACCGTACATGGAAGCAGAGTATATTGCGATGGGGGATATCACAAGCGGCAACCCAGGCCACTATATCAAGCGCGCAAAACTCTATAACCACACGGCAATCTACGCGTATGAGTTCGCAGGGCAGCGCCGACTACAAAACCTTGACTGTAGTGATGCTTCAAATAACATCACGGTAATAGAATCAATGGCGTTTAACCAGGCATTGGTACACGGGCTGGTTCTGCCAAATACGATCAGTGAGTTATGGGATGCATGCTTTAGTGGTGCAGCCATCGCAACGCTGACAGTTCCGCCACTTGTGACAGTGCTTCCAACTAGTGCGTTTGAAGATGTTCGGCCAGTCTACAATAATGCAACGGATGAAGAACTGCCAATCAATATCATCCTGCCACAAAATCTCACCAAGATAGAAAACCGGTGCTTTATGAGTGCAATGATTAAGCAGATCACTATACCGGATACGGTAACAGAGATCGGGGACAGGGCTTTCGGCTACTGTAGGCAACTTGCATCGGTTACATGCTTGGCTGCAACGCCTCCAACACTCGGAAGTAGCGTGTTCCGCTCGAGCACAGCGGGATTTACCATCAAAGTCCCGGCTGCATCGGTCGCGGCGTATAAAGCTGCCGACGGATGGAAGGATTATGCGAGTTACATCGTTGCGATGTGAACGCCGAAAACCGGAAAAGGGAGAACACCATGGACACCAAGACCATCATCGTTACCCTCGTCTGCGCCGTGCTCGGCGGGGCGGATAAAAGCGTATGAGCACAAGCAACACCGCCGGGCAGAAAATGACAGACGCAGAGCTCGCAAAGCTTGAAAAGCGGATTGCTGCGATATATAGGGAAGCGTATAACGATCTGACGGATACGATCAGGGATTACTTCGGTAAATTTGCAGCGCGTGACGCGGTGGAAAAGGCGCGGCTGGACGCTGGGGAGATCTCGGAGGATCAATACAAGCTGTGGCGTGCTGCTCAGATTGGACGCGGGAAGCGGTTTGAAGCGCTAAGGGATAAAGTCGCAGAGCGAATGACGAATGCAAACGCAACCGCAATCGCCTATATCAACGACGCAACGCCGGGGATTTACAGCCTGAACAGGAACCTAGCAGCCTATATGATCGAGCAGGTGGTGGGGGACGTTGGATTCGATCTCTGGGATGAGCGGGTTGTGAAGCGCCTGATTGCCGAGCAGCCGGGCCTTATGCCGTCCTACCCGGAGAAGCGAGCACTCAAACGTGGGATTGATCTTGCATACGGGAAAAAGCAGATAACCGCCAGTGTCACCAGCTCCATCTTGCAGGGCCGGAGCCTCAAGGGCATGGCAGATGATCTGCAAAGTCGTATCACCACCATGAACCGCGATTCCGCTATCCGGACAGCTCGAACGGCAGTCACGGGCGCGCAGAACGCCGGACGGCTGGATTCTTATTATGCCGCTGAGAAAATGGGAATCAAGTGCAGGAAACAATGGATGGCGACGCTCGACGGAAGAACCCGCCACTCCCACGCCATGCTCGACGGCGAGATCGTGGACAACGACAAAAAGTTCTCCAACGGCTGCCGCTACCCAGGTGACCCGAACGGCCCACCGTCCGAAATCTATAACTGCCGCTGCACGCTGGTATCCGAGATCGAAGGAATCGACACCTCCGGAGGCAAGCGCCGCGCCAGGAACCAGGCGACCGGACGGAATGAGCTGATCGAGAACATGAGCTATGCCGAATGGGCAGGGTGGAAAAAGAAAAATGGACGTTAAATTTATCGACAACTCAGAGGAAATCAAGGACAATATGAAAAACGTGCTGCTTCGTGCGCTTGAAAAGATCGGCATGACGGCGGAAAAGTACGCGAAGCGGCTATGCCCGGTTGATACCGGAAACCTACGCAACAGCATCACGCACCGCGTAGATGAAGGGGAACCGGCTGCATACATCGGAAGTGACACGGAATATGCCGCATACGTCGAACTCGGAACCGGAAAGTATTATCCGGGCGGGAGACATACGCCGTGGGCGTATCAGGACGCGAAGGGGAACTGGCACTGGACGGCTGGAAACAAAGCACAGCCGTATTTGAAGCCAGCGGCGGCGAACTATGCGGCGCAGTACCTGAAAATCGTCGAAGATGAGATGAAAAACGGATAAAGATTGCGTCCCAGAGCCATAAATATACGGTATAAGTGTGGTAACAGCAAAGAAATGACTGTTGCCACATTTTTTGTTCTGTCGCGGCAAAGCACCGCCGACAAGGGAAAGGAAGATAGAACATGGCACTGACGCGCAAGCTCCTGAAGGGAATGGGGCTGACAGAAGAGCAGATGGATACGATCATTGAGGCGCACACCGATACCGTAGACGGGCTGAAAAGCGACCTTGCACGGTATAAGGCAGACGCCGAAAAGCTCCCCGGAGTACAGGCGGAGCTTGAAAACCTGAAAGCCAAAGGCGACGATGGCTGGAAGGATAAGCACGACAAGATCAAAAAGGAATTTGACGACTACAAAAGAGAGCAGATGCAGAAGGAAACCAAGAGCGCGAAAGAATCCGCGTATCGGGAACTTTTGAAGTCTGTGGGTATCAGCGAAAAACGAATTGATTCGGTTTTGAAGGTCACCGATCTTTCTTCGATTGAATTGGAAGACGGCAAGATCAAGAATGCCGATGATTTGAAGAAGTCCATCAAGGAAGAGTGGGCAGATTTCGTTGTTACCACGAAACAGAAGGGCGCGGACACCAAAGACCCGCCCGCAAACAACGGCGGCGCTATGAGCCGGGACGACATCTTCAAAATCAGGGACGCGTCTGAACGGCAGGCAGCAATTGCCGCAAATCTCAATTTGTTCGGAAAGGAAGAATAAACATGGCAGCAAAGACCAATCTGACGATGACGAGCGACGTTCAGGTAACCGCTCGTGAAATCGATTTTGTAACCCGCTTTGCGCGGAACTGGCAGCACCTGCGCGACATTCTAGGCATTATGCGCCCCATCAAAAAGCAGCCGGGAACCGTCCTGAAATCCAAGACTGCAAGCGTGACGCTCGCGCAGAGCGTCGGCGAGGGCGAAGAGATCCCCTATTCCAAAGCGACTGTCATTGAAAAGGACTACGCCAACATCAACGTCGAGAAGTACGCAAAGGCTGTTTCCATCGAGGCGATCAAGGAATACGGCTATGACGTTGCCGTCGCAATGACCGACGAAGCTTTCCTGTATGAGCTGCAGACCAATGTCACCAATCGTTTCTACGATTATCTGAATACCGGCCTGCTGACCGTCAGCGAAACCAACTGGCAGCGCGCGCTTGCAATGGCGAAGGGCGCTGTTATCAACAAGTTCAAGCAGATGCACCGCACCGCGACCAACGTTGTTGGCTTCGTGAACGTGATGGATCTGTACGATTACCTCGGCGGCGCCGATATCACCATCCAGACTGAATTCGGCTTCCAGTACATCAAGAACTTCATGGGCTATAGCACCGTGTTCCTGCTGTCTGACGATGAGATCAAACGCGGTCGTGTTATTGCGACTCCGGTCGAGAACATTGTCCTGTACTACATTGACCCAGCTGACAGCGATTTCGCCCGTGCCGGTCTCGACTACAGAACCGACGGAGAAACCAACCTTGTCGGTTTCCATGTGCAGGGCAACTACTCCACTGCGGTCTCCGAGTCCTTTGCGATCATGGGCATGACCCTGTTCGCGGAGTATCAGGACGGCATTGCCGTTGCTGACATTGACGAGACCCCGTCGCTCGGCACGCTGACGGTTACCTCTGCGGCGGGCACGGCGACAGGTGACACGAAGATCACGGTAACGCCCGCGAAGGAAGCAAGCGGCAACGTCTACAAGTACAAGGTAGGCGATTCGGCTGAGACTGTCACCTACGGCCAGAACGTCAGAACGTGGCCGACGTGGGACGGCAAGTCCGATGTCACGGCAGCGACGGGCAAGAAGATCACAGTCGTTGAGGCTGACGCGACTTACAAAGCGCAGAAGGCTGGCAACGCAACGGTAACGGCAAAGTAAGGAGGCGGCAGCGCAATGCTAACCGAATTGTGCGGGGTTCTGCGGAACTGGTTTGAAACGGATCGGATCAGCGGAACGTACACAGTAGAAAACGGCAGCATTGCGCTGCCGTTCCTGCAAGAAGGGCAATTCTTCCGGATTGTAGGTTCCGTTTTTAATGACGGTGTGCACCAATACCCGGATTACGGGATGGCCGACGAGACCTTTGATGGCTCTGTCTGGCCGATGGCCGTCCCGTCCGCTGTCCTCGCCCTCGAAGCTGAGATCAGAGCATGGCAGGAGAAAAACGGGGACGCGGCAGCAAGCCCGTTTACCTCGGAAAGCTTCGGAGGCTATAGCTACTCGAAGGGATCGAGCGGAAGTGCCTCCGCGAATGGGGCTGTGACATGGCAGACGACGTTCAAATCGCGCATGAACCAGTGGAGGAAGATCTGATATGAGTTTACTTGATGATTTTGCCCGCCCGTGCGTGCTGCTCGAAAAAAGCCGGACGCCGGACGGAGCGGGCGGTTACGTCACGATATGGACGGACGGGGCGGAATTCGCAAATTACCAGATGCTCGATACGTCCATGGAGGCTCGCAGAGCGGAGAAGGAGGGCGTGACAAGCGTTTACTCGGTGCTTGTGCAAAAAGCCGTACCAATCGATTATAACGACTTCTTCCGCGACAAGACGACCGGCGAGACGTACCGCGTCACGTCCGAGCCAAAGGACAAGCAAACACCGAAGTCCGCAAGCTTCGATCTGAAATACTTCACTGCAGAAAAGAAAGCGCTGCCAACATGACGAAAGACAAAGCATTGCATGCGTGGTTCTCGCAATTTCTCACGGCATACCCCACATCAAGTGTCCCGGACGATGCCGTTTTTCCGTGGCTGACCTATGAGCTGATTACCGGCGCGTGGGACAGCGGGGAAATCGGCCTGACAGTGAATCTCTGGTACTACACAACGCAGGAAGCAGAACCAAACGCGAAAGCGCAGGAAATCTCGGACGCTATCGGCTTGGGCGGCGTGTTTGTGCCGTGTGACGACGGCGCAATCTGGATCAAGCGCGGATCTCCGTGGTGCCAGAACGTCCGGGACGATTCTGATGCAAATATCAAGCGGCGGTATTTGAACGTCACAATCGAATACATTACCGCGAACTGAAAGGACTGATTTCATGGCGAAATTTACAAAAATTCCGGCGGATACGTTTAAGCAGCTGCAAATCAATGCTGGCGTTGTTTTGAGCAAATTTACGCCTGCAACCGGAACGTTTGAACCGGAGAACCAGATCGGCGCAACTACCGGAGGCGTTACATTTTCCGCGACACCGACGTATTCTGACTACGGCTCGGATGTGGATAATTGCCCAAAGAACACAATGGAAATGAAGCGGATGGACGATGTCGAAGTGAAACTTTCCGGTACATATGTAACGGCTACGACTGCCTCCGCGAAATCTCTTATGGCGGCGGCTGACATCGACGGCACAGATACGACGAAGGTTGTTCCTCGGCGCGATCTTTCACCGACTGACTTTGCGGACATCTGGCTTGTGGGTGATTATTCCGACAAGAACGGTGCGACAAACGGTGGTTTCATTGCTATTCGTCTTATGAACGCGCTATCGACCGGCGGATTCCAGCTGAAAACCGCCGACAAGGGCAAGGGGCAGATGGCGTTTGAGTACACGGCGCACTATTCGATGTCAAAGCAGGACGTTGTGCCATATGAGGTTTATATCAAAGCCGGTACGGCTGAAACGTAAGGAGAAGAAAGTATGAAATTTTCGGAACTTAGCACTGATAGGGCGGCTGACGTTCTTTGCGAGGTCAGCGTGTGCGCGCTCAACATCCTGACCGATGATGAGCTGCGGGAGAGTCTGAAAGCACAGATCGACGCGGAGAAGCCGCAGACGGCGGGAGAACGGTACGCGATCGGTGCGCAGAAGATCGGTCAGTGGATTCCTCTGATTCTGAAAAAGCACCGGGAAGATACGCTTGGTATTCTGGCTGCGATCAACGAAACGACTGTTGAGGCGATCAAAAAGCAGAGCGTCCTAAAAACCATGTGGCAGATTCAGGAGATCGTCAAGGACAAGGATATGCAGAATTTTTTCAAATCGTGCGCGTCGGAGGCGAAAGCGTAACGCTTGCGCTTCTGGCAGCTCCAAAGATAAGCGCGGGAGGGCTGATTCGCCTTTTGCCGATTTTGGTAAAGCGGCAGCAGGAAGAATCAGCCTTCCGTATTTATACGGCGGAGTGTTTGCGCACAATGACGGAAAACACAGCAAAATTCGCGGGCGGCAGCTTTGTGCAGGCAAAATATTCCGATCTGATAGACCCGAAGCCGCAGGACAACCGAACCTGCGAAGAAATCACCGCCGAGGTTGTTAAGCGGTGCGGATTGGTGGTGAAGCATGAATCTATTTGAACTTTTTGTAAAAATCGGCGCGGACACGTCTGAAGCGGACAAGGGCATTGACGAAACCGGGAAGAAAACATCTGGGCTTGGCGAAAAAATAAAGAGCGGGCTTGCAACTGTCGGAAAGGCCGCGGTAGTCGGCGTGACGGCAGCGGCGACGGCAATCGGCACGATTGGAACAAAGGCAATCCAAGCATATGCGGACTACGAGCAGCTTGTCGGCGGCGTAGAGACGCTTTTTAAGGATAGCCAAGATAAAGTTATGGAGTACGCAAACAACGCGTACAAAACCGCTGGGCTGTCTGCGAATGAGTACATGGAGACGGTAACAAGCTTTTCTGCATCCCTGCTGCAGTCTCTCGATGGGGATACCAGTGCAGCGGCAGAAAAAGCAAACCTGGCGCTGACTGATATGTCCGACAACGCGAACAAAATGGGCACGGACATGACATCAATCCAGAACGCATATCAGGGGTTCGCAAAAGCAAATTACACCATGCTCGATAACCTGAAGCTCGGCTACGGCGGTACGCAGGCCGAAATGCAGCGGCTACTTGAAGATGCGGAGAAAATTTCGGGCGTCAAGTACGACATTTCCAGCTATGCGGATATCGTGGACGCGATCCATGTCGTGCAGACCGAAATGGGAATCACCGGCACGACCGCAAAAGAAGCCGCGTCCACGATTCAAGGCTCGTTCGGCATGGTAAAAGCCGCATGGCAGAACCTTGTGACCGGCCTTGCAGACCCGGATCAGGACTTGGGAACCCTCGTCGGGAACTTTACAGATTCCGTTGTTGTCGCAGGAAACAACCTGATTCCGCGTATTCAGGAATTACTGCCGCGTATCGTGGAGGCGGTTTCTGCGCTGATGGGCACCGTAAGCACGCAGCTGCCGGGCATACTCGGATCCACCCTCCCCTCGCTTATCGAGGGCGCGTCAAATCTGGTCACCGGGCTTATGTCCGCGCTCCCGGAAATCCTTACCGTTCTGGGCGATATCGCGCCGACCGCCATTGGAATTCTCGTTCCGGCGCTGCTGGAGCTGCTGCCGGAGATCGTACAAACCGGAATCGATGTGATCGCCTCGCTGGCACAGGGCATCGCAGACGCGCTCCCGGAGCTGATCCCGGCGGCAACGGAAGCAATCATAAAAATCGCCGAAACGCTGACCGATCCTGGCAATCTCGGGAATTTGGTAGATGCGGCGCTTGAGATCATCCTCGCTCTGGCGGACGGGATCATTGATGCCGTCCCGAGGCTGCTTGAGGTGGCTCCCAAGATTATCACAAATCTCATAACCGCGCTTACTGAAAACTTCCCCAAAATCATTGAATCCGGCGCAAAACTTGTTATGTCGCTGATCGATGGCCTGATTAAATCCATTCCGCAGCTTACTGCGGCTGTGCCAAAACTCATTATCGGGATTGTACAGGGGATTCTTAACAATCTTCCGCAAATCATCATGTCCGGCCCGAAAATCATCATGGCGCTTATTGAGGGCCTTATTAGCGCAATCCCGGATCTTGTCATGTCGATCCCAACGATAATCAAATCGATTGTAGATACGTTCCTCGGATACGATTGGGGCAGCATCGGAACAAATATCGTTGACGGTATCAAAAACGGATTTCTGCATATGTGGGAGAGCCTAAAGCGGACGGTAAGCGATATGGTCAACGGCCTTGTGAGCGGCGTCAAGAGCATCCTCGGTATTGCGTCCCCGTCTAAAGTCTTCGCCGGAATCGGCGGCTACATGGCAGAAGGACTTGGGCAGGGCTTTGACAGGGAAATGCTCGGGGTGCGGAAAGATATCGAAGATCAGATGACCTTCGGAACAACGTCATTCTCCGTGTCCGGCGCGGCAAAGTCCTCTGTCGGCGTCGTGAACGGCCTGCTTGCCAACAACCAGCCCGGAACGCCAATGCAGATCAACCTTGTACTCGACGGACAGACGATAGCAAGAGCAATATTCGATCCGCTGCGGGGCGAGATCGTACAAAGGGGTGTATCGCTTGCGTAGGATTAAAATCACGGACGGAACAAACACGGTCACGCTTCTGCGCGATCTCGTGTTCACGATTCAGCCGAAGGATATTGGCGCAACCGCGACAATGGCATCCGGAAAGACGGTTATGGATATCATCGGGGTAAAAAATGAATTGAAAATCCCGACGGGCTGGCTTTCTGTCGCCGATCTCCGAAAACTCCGCAGCATGATCAACACGAAACATGTGTTGAGCGTAACATACCCGGATGTAGACGGCGACAAAACAAGGGATTTCCTTTTTGAACAGCCGGAATACAAGGCGATCATCTACGATGAGGACGGCGTATCGCAGTGGTGCGGCGTCACGATCTCCGCGACACAGCAAGGGGTGGATTGATGCAGAAGGTATCGAGCAATTACGCACCGTTTACACCGGTGCGTGAGGTCGGCATGCTTGTCCGGTTTTACATTGTTGACCCGTCGGCAAAGAAGAACGGTACGGCCTCTGCATCTGATTCGGCACCAGGCACAAGCGCCGCCGAAACGATCAGCGACAGAGAAACCATATCCGGGAAGTTTGCTGGGCTTGAATTGAACCGGTGGGTTCTGGATGGGACAATCGATATTCCGAACGATAGCTTTGACGGGCAGCATGTAGGCTGGTGGAGCGGAGTAGTATCAAACGAGAGCGCCGAAATGGCAAGCATAATTACGTTTGAATTCTCCGCTCCGGTATCCACGATTGGTTGGGCGATGCTGTTTGATGAAAAAATGAACCAATACCCGGCGCAGATCACAATTACCGCATATGCGAGCGACGGAGCGGCGGTCGCAACCGGAACAAAGATGATCACGCAGGCGCGGCAGAACATCAGCATGACTGCCGCAAATTACACAAAGCTGACGATTCGATTTGACAAGACGCTCCTGCCAAAGACACGCGCCCGGCTGCGGCAGATCGATTTCGGCCTGACGGAAACCTACGAAAACGACACAATGGCCGACGTGAAGATTATAGAGGAAGCATCCGTTTCCTGCGAATCGTTCCCGTCCCGGCAGATTTCCTTTACATTTGACAACGCGGATCATCGGTACAACATTCTGAACCCGGACGGCGTTTTCTCCGTGATTCAGGATGGCCAGAAATTGCTTGCCAGATGCATTGTAAACGGAGAGAGCATAGACGTTGGCGAGTTCTTTTTTACATCCGTTACAGCACGCGATTCCGGCGTTACGGCACAGCTTGTCGGAAACGATATGGCTGCGACACTCGATCGCGCAACCTATGAGGCCGGAAACGCTACCGCGTGCAAGCTCCAGACTGTAGTTGCGTCCGTACTGGAAGGATACGACGTCACTGTGATCTACGGCGGCGGCGCAGACGAAAGAACGGTAGTCCCTGCAATCCCTCGGAAGACGACGAGACGCGAGGCGATCCGGATTCTGGCACAGGCCGCAATGTGCTCCGCGTGGTTTGATCGATCCGGAAACCTGCACATCGCGGAGCTTTCAGCAGGCGCAGTATTGGGAGAAATAACGCCGGATGAGCTTTATAACTATGACGGTGTGTCCATATCGGAAGCGGTTGATTGCGTAGAGCTGCACGTTAAGAGCGACTACGCGAATATTGATACGATAATCACCGCCGGGAGCGGCAAAAACATCAAGAGCGTAAATAACCCGTGCGTAGCGCCTGCAAACTATCAGAGTGTGGCCGCGTGGCTGCTTGCGCAGTATAATCGCCGAAAGATCTACAGCGTGAAAAACCGGGGCAATCCGGCGCTCGAAACCGGCGACACCATCAAAATCTCCGACGCATTCGCACAAAACGAAAATGCTGTGCAGACCGGTATGGAACTGACGTTCAGCGGAGGCGGAATTTATGCCGTAACGAAAGGAGTTGGCGCATGAGTACCATCATTGACACCCTCGTCACCGACCGGACGCAGGCGGACGTGGATCACGTCAAGGCGCTGGCCGCGAAGGGCTTTGCTGCCATGACCGCAGCCGAGCAGGCGGAATGGCTGGCTGGGATGAAGGGCGCGTACAACGCAAGCGACATGAATCGCGTGGGAACCGCCATGAACTATCTGGCGGCGCGTCTTGCGCCGGTCTGCGGCATGAGTATCGCATGGTCCGCAAAAACAGATTGGGCCGCAACGGACATTATAACGGCATCACAGGCCGAGGCATACCGCAAGCAGGTGCAGTCCATCCGGGACGCACTGGCATACCCCGAAGGAACACCGGACGCGCCGGAGCTGAACCGCATGGCCTACACCGGCGCAAATGATATCGAGCGCGTTCTTGCGCTCTGTGAGGAACTGATCGACAACATCACAAAGGCATTCCGCCACACCGGCGCGGCGGAGTGCGCCGCAGGAGGACTTCTGACATGAAAGATAGACAGCCAACACAAGTTTTATCCAACGGCGCAATCCGGTACGGCTTTTATAACGCCGACGGAACCCTGAATCACTACGAATATCTCAAGCGAGACGACGCCCCGACCGAAGAGGGCACGCCGCTCAATAAGGCAAACTTACTCTCCGATGCTACCGCGGCCAAGATCTGGCCGAACGCAAGTACCCGCCCGGAAGACCCGACGGTCAGCGAGGCGCTTGCAGAATTGCAGAAAGGCACCGCGAAAGTTGGCGATATCCTTATGACGGTAAGAGCGAAACCATCCGATGCGTGGCTTTTATGCAATGGCCAAACCATCACAAGATCTGCCTACCCGAAGCTGTTTGAACTCTTGCGGCCGGCGGCGTCTCCGGCTCCATGGACGAGCAAGCCTGTAACAGGGGTCAATCAGGATACAAGCAGCATAAGATACGCAAATGGAAAGTGGTTTGCCTTCACCTACAACCGGTCCGATTCCAAAATGCACATGTATGTATCGAGTGATACAGATGTATGGGTAGATTATCCGTTTAGCTATACGCTCGGTGACAGTCAGCATATTGCAGATATTGCAGTATGCTATAATCCGCTCAAAGGCGTCTACCGTATGGCTATCGTAGAAGCAACCTCTACGGAAAATCACTGCGAGTCCTATACTATCTCGGAAGATCTTCAGACCGTATCGGAGAACAACTGGATATGGAACAACGGCGGCAATGATATTTACAAATTAGAACTATTTGCTTCGAGTAGCGGCAATGTGTACTGCTTTCGATCTAATAGTTCTTCAAGTAATTACATTGGTGGAGTAGTATACGAAGACCGTATAACCGCAAGTAGTTCGGGAAAGTGGAACAACGTAAATAACTCTGTAGACGCAATAAGCTACGACGAGACCTCAAGGCAGTTTTGCTGGACGTATCACCGAAATATCTACATGGCAGAAGAATTAAGCCCGAACGCTTCGGAGGATCTAATTGGAACAATTCCAGATGCTGCTGTTCCAAGCGGCATACAGGGTTATGCTATTTGGAAGTATATATGTGCATCTACAGGTACGATTATTGCGATATATCAAAATGAAGGCTTGAAGTACGCCTACACACTTGATAATGGCACAACATGGCACATTGGAGCGGAAGCAATCTCTACAGGCTCAACAGACTATGTATACACACAGTCTGGATTCGAGTTTGTGTCAGGCTTACTGCTATTTACGGCCTCCATAGACGGTACTAGATACATCTGCAGCGTTTCCGATCCGGAAGATAAGGTATACAAAATTAGTGGTGTCTTTGATGGTGCATTATCACCTGCCGCTTTAGCGGCACAGCCGCCAAAAACTGGAACAATATCTATATGCAATTATAACGACTTAGCGAAACCGGTTCCAACGATTATACCAGATAGCCGTAGCCACGCATACATCAAGGCGCTGGAGGAATAACCCGTGAAGGACAGAAAACCGACGAAAGTCCTGCAAAACGGCGCAGTATATTATTCAGCAACAAGAGTCCTCATGGGGGTGACTGCAACCAGAGAAGAATGGATTCGCCCAGAGGATGAGCCATTGGAGTCTGGGACACCACTTACCAAAGAAACGCTATTATCGGGAGAAGCGGAGGAGATCATATGGCCAGGGAGCGGGAAGCCTGCAAATCCGACCGTAAACGACGCGCTGGACAAGCTGACCGGAGCGAAGGAAGTTGGTGATATCCTCACAACCGTCCGCATTCTCTCTGCCCCATGGCATGAATGCGACGGATCTCGCTTCTCGCGTATGTCCTACCCGGCGCTTTATGCAGTCCTCGGCGGCACGACGCTGCCGACGATCAGCTATTCCAGCGATACCACCACCTACATCAAAATGGCGGACGATTAGCCCGGCAAATAAAAGAGAAAGGTACAGAAAAATGGACACAAAAACCATCATCGTCACCCTCGCCTGCGCCGCGCTTGGCTCGTCCGCGCTGACGGCGGTAGTCAATGCCATCGTCAGCGCGGTTCAGAAAAAGCGCGGCAAGGCCACAACGCAGGAGGCGCATCTAGCCGAGATCGACAAAAAGCTCGGGAAAATGCAGGAGCATCAGGACGAGCAGTATCTGGCAATTCTCCGGCTAACCATCATGTCGGAGGAAATGCCGATGGCAGAACGCCTGATCGCCGGGCAAAAATACGTCAAGCTGGGCGGAAACGGGGACGTGAAAAAGTTCCTGCACCAGCTGGAGGCGCAATGCGGACACAGCAATGGAGTTTAGTAAGAAATGGCTGATTTGCAGCGCGCTCGTCAGTCTCGCGCTTATCATCGCCTGCGCGGCAGGCGCAAACCTGACGGAGATCACGCTTGCGGTGCTGGCCGAAACAACGGCCTCCAGCGGCTTTTACCTCTGGAAAGCCAAAAATGAGAACCGCGCGAAGTACGCGCAGAAGTACATGGATAAATGGGCCGAGAAATACGGCCCGGAAGCGGCGGCACGCATCGCGGAGATCGTGCTGAAAGATTGAAAGGAGCATACTTATGGACTACACACAGATCATCTCGGCAGTGATCGCGCTCATCAGCGCGCTCGTCTCGGCGTTTCTGATCCCGTGGCTCAAAACCAAGATCGATGCGGACAAGCTGCAAACGCTCCGCACTTACGTTGAGATCGGCGTAAAGGCGGCGGAACAGCTCTACGCGGCAACGGACGGCGAGGAAAAGAAAGCCTATGTGATCAATTTTCTGGCCGAACACGGAATCCGGTTCGACGTATCTACAATCGATCAGCTGATCGAGGCCGCCGTGCTGCAGCTGCACCACGAGTTGTACGGGAGTGAGCGGGCATGAGCATCAAGATCGGGCAGGCCAGTCTCGGCGAGACGGGCGGCCGCAATCAGCAGCCCGGCAACCAGAATGGGCGGGAGCTGAATATCTCCAACTGGTACAACGGCCGATGGCTCGGCGTCCTGCGCTACAAGAGCCGCAAAAAGGCCGAGCGGGCCGCGCAGACGTGCGAGGCAGCGATTAAAAACCGGAATATCGGTTACGACATGAGCGACCGGAACACGGCGTATGAGGCCGCCAGAGCCGTCGGGTGGGACATGAGCAAGATCACAAAGCCCGTCGAAACGGACTGCTCCGGCCTCATGACGCTCTGCGCCGTGGCCGCAGGCTGCGAGGCCGTCGCCGCGCTCTACAAAAAGCAGGGGAATTCCTGCACCACCTACTGTATGCTGGACGATTGGCCCGCAACGGGAGATTTTAAATTGTTGATTGGTAGCAAATATCTGAAGACGGACGCCAATCTCCTGCGCGGGGACGTGCTGGTAAGCGAGGGCCATACCGTGATGGCCCTCGAAGATGGAAAAAATGCAGAGGAGGAAACTGAGATGGTAGAAAAGAGCAAGATCATCGTGGACGGCAAGGAAGTCGCCGTTGAACGCATCCTGAAAAACGGCACGAACTACGTCAAAATCCGCGATATCGCCGCCGCGCTGGATCTCGAAGTGAGCAACAAGGGCAATATCGCTGTGCTGAATCACAAGGAAAAGTAAGGAGGCGGGGCCTATGTCGCCGCAGGCGCGGGCCAAGCTGCCGCCAGAGCTGGGCAGGCTGACCAGAAAGGATATGGAGGCCGTAATCTATCAGGCCAATCTTGGCCGGGAAAACGCGCAGATTGCACAGCTCTATTTCGTGGACAAGCTCCCGCAAGTGGACGTTGCAGCAGAATTGTATCTGGGCCGCGCCACGGTACAGCGACGCCTGCCGGAGATCATGCGGGAGATGCAGCGGACATCCAGCAAACTGTATAACTGAGATAAGCGCCGGTTTCTCGGCGCTTATTTTTTATATAAAAATTTTTGAAAAGCCCTTGACATATACGGTATTACAGTATATAATGCAGCCATAGACACAAAGCAAAACAAACACGACAAAAAAATCGGAGGATGGCAGACATGTTTAATATCGTTTCCGCGTGGGGAGCGCAGACAAATCCCCACTATAACCCGGACACTGCAAATAATGGCGGAGGTTACTGGCAGTTTTCCGGCGGTATCGTCGTCGATCTTAACGGCCAGCTTGTCACCGTCGAGGCCGACGACACGTCCTGCGGCGATTTTGGCAGCCGCGTGTATTTTTCCGTGACGGCTGACGGCTTCTGCTGGCAATTTTCCGACGGCACAATGGACGATGCGTCCGTTGACACCCCGGAGGATGTCTTGGGCGTTCTGCGGTCCGTCTCCGGCGTTCTGGGCGTGGACGCCGAAGCGCTGATTTCTGCCGCGTTGAATGCGGCGAACGTCTGCGCGTGGGAGGTATGCTATGCCGACTGACACCCAGCGCCGCGCTCGCAACAAGTGGGACGCTGAGAACATGTCCGTGATCTCCTGCAAGCTCAAGCGGGAGATCGCGGAAAGATTTAAGGCCGCAGCCAAGTCCAACGGCACGACGCCAAACGAACTGATACGCGGCTGGATTGCTGCATATTTATTTGAGCAAAACTGATGCATAACTGAGGCACAGGAAAATAGTAAAAAGCCCATACTGGACACATCAAAGGAGTGTTCGGTATGGGCTTTTCTTATTTCAATCCAAATCCCGCCGGGCAGAAGGTCGGGGACTGCACCGTCCGGGCCATCGCAAAGGCGACCGGGAAGAGCTGGGACGAGGTGTATATCGGCCTGTGCCTGCAGGGGCTCATCATGGGCGATCTGCCGAGCGCAAACAGCGTGTGGAGCGCATACCTCCGGCAGCAGGGCTTTACCCGGAACGTGATCCCAAACACATGCCCGGACTGCTACACCGTCGCGGATTTCTGCGCAGACCATCCGCGCGGCGTGTACGTTCTTGCTCTGTCCAGTCATGTGGTCTGTGCGGAGAACGGAAGCTATTTCGACACATGGGACAGCGGCAATGAGATCCCGCTGTTCTACTGGGCAAAGGAGGATAAATGATGTTCGGACAACAGCCGTATGTGTATCAGCAGCCGATTTATAATCAGCCAATCGGCCAGCCGATCAGTCAGCCGATGCAGGAGCCAATGATGCGTCCGCAGTACCAGCCCGCGCCGCAGATGTCGGCCTACCAGCCGCAGCCCCAGCAGCCGCAGAATCAGTCGATCATCTGGATCCCGAACGAGCAGGCGGCAAACGACTTTATTGTTGCACCCAACAATGCCGTAACGCTATGGGACATGAACGCGCCTGTTGTGTACGTCAAAAAAGCTGATGCAAGCGGCAAGCCGAGCATGATCGTCTACGACCTCGTAGAACGCGCACAGGCCGCGCCAGCGCCCGCAGCGCCGCGAAAAGACATGAGCGAAGAATATGTGACCCGCAGGGAGTTTGAAGAGCTTGTGGCGAAGCTATCCGCCCCAAGCGTCAGACCGCGAAAGATGAAGGAGGCGGACAATGAACCCACTGTTTAACGCCCTCGGCGGCGGACAGCTGCCCGGCCCGATGGGGCAGTTCCAGAACATGATACAGCAGTTCCGGCAATTCCAGAACAGCTTTCAGGGGGATCCAAAAGCAGAGATCGAAAAGCTGGTGCGAAGCGGGAAAATCTCGCAGCAGCAGTTGAATCAGCTGCAGCAGGTGGCGGGGCAATTCCGGCAACTGCTGCAATAGTTCGGGAATTCCAAACAGTTGAACGATCAAAATCGTGGCCACGATTGAGATAAATCTTTTGAATCTACGAAAGGAATGAAAAATATGAGTTTGAATGACGGCTCCCCGACCATGACAATGCCCGTCGCGCCTACCGGCATGACAGGTGGCGGCTGGGGCGGCTTCGGCGGTGATAATGGCTGGTGGATCATCATCCTGTTCCTTGCCATTTTCTGCGGCTGGGGCGGCAATGGAAACGGATTCGGCAACAACGGCAGAAATTCCGGCGGCGTTGTAGACGGCTATGTGCTGGCCTCTGACTTCTCCAACATCGAGCGCAAGATCGACAGTGTAAATCAGGGACTTTGCGACGGATTTTACCAGCAGGCGCAGCTTGTCAACGGCACCAACATGGCGATGGCAAACGGCTTTGCTCAGGCCGAGCTTTCCCGCTGCAACCAGCAGGCCGCGCTTATGCAGCAGCTGAACAACATGGCGATGCAGGCACAGGAGTGCTGCTGCGAAAACCGCGCTGCAATCGCCCAGGTGCGCTATGACATGGCGACGCAGGCATGCGACACCCGCAACACCGTGCAGAACACCACGCGCGACATCATCGACGCGATGAACTGCGGCTTCCGCAGCATCGACCAGCGTCTGACGGCGCAGGAGCTTGCGGCGAAGGACGCGAAGATCGCCGAGCAGAACCAGCAGCTTTTCGGCTACCAGCTGGCGGCATCGCAGGCGGCACAAAACAATTACCTTGTTTCCACGCTTCGCCCGAGTCCCAGCCCGGCCTATGTTGTAGCGAATCCGTACTGCTGCAACAGCGGCTACAACTACGGCTGCGGCAACTGCGCGTAACAACTCCACATCGTAGAGCTTTTTCGTGGCCTCACGAAAATGGTCGGCCCCATTGCCGATACTCGAAAGCAACGCGGCGGGGCAATCGTCCCGCCGCTATATTTTTATGAAAGGAATGATTTTATGGCAACATATAAGGAACTCAAGAAGAAATTCATCGATCACCTGATGGGCGTGGATCTGTACAAGATGAACATCACGGATCTCTATACATACGCCTGTATCCTGAAAACGGTGGACGAAATGGAGCAGCCGAGCTGCGCAGAGGCGATGAAGACGGCGATGGAGCCGATTTTGAACTACTGCAAAGCAGGCAATTCGGGAAGCGGGGTGTTTGGGATTGGCTGAGTTTACAAATTCCAACGTCGTCGGCGTCGCCGCTGGGCAGAACGTCCCTCTGATCTCCACGGCAGCTTGCGGAAAGCCGTGCATCGTACATCGCGAAGGAAGCGGGCTTGTTACGCTGCGCGGGCTGACGAATCAGTGTAGAGCAGTTTTCAAAGTCTCCTACGGCGGCAACATCGCAATTCCAACCGGCGGCACGGTCGAGGCGATCACGGCCGCACTTGCCATCAACGGTGAAGCCCTTGCAAGCGCGACGGCGATCGTGACACCGGCAGCGGTAGAAAACTACTTTAACGTTTATGTATCCGCACATGTGAGCGTGCCAAGAGGCTGCTGCCTGACGGTAGGTATGCGAAACACCAGCGCGCAAACGGTTAATTTTGCAAACAGCAATCTTACCGTCGAGCGCGTAGCATGAAAGGAGGAAGCAATATGTATGATCTGAGGAATCTCCGCGAAATGCTCTGCAAAGAGCTGGACGAAATTGCCGAGAAGCGGGAAATGTCCGCAGGCGACCTCGACGCGATCCAGAAATTGACCAGCTCCATCAAGAATACCTACAAGATCGAGATGGCTGAAGACGGCGGCTATTCCCGCGATGGCGAGTGGGAGGCGGATATGCGCGGTACTTACGGCCGGGGCAGCTCTTACCGTGGCCGCCGCCGTGACGCAATGGGCCGCTATACCCGCGCTGATGCCCGCGAGCACATGCGCGCGCAGCTGGACGATATGATGCGCGACGCGGACGACGATAAGACCCGCGAAGCGATCCGCCGCTGCATGGAGCAGATCGAGCGGGCATAAGGGGGATATGATATGCTGGATAAAGCCGAGATCCGCAAGGAGATAGCGCGGCTGGAATATGAGGAATCCAGCTATCCCAATTATGCCAAACTGGCAGATCTTTATGTGATACGCGACAAGATGCAGGAAGAGAAACGGGGCGACGGCGGTAAGTATGTCGGTTACTACTCCGGCGCTCCCGCCCCTGTGACCGCAGAACCGGCTACCGTGGGCGAGTACGGGGACAGTGAGTTTTTGCTTGCGGTAGCTGGGAAAGACCCGGCAAAGGCTTGGGCGGTCGTTGATGAACTTATGGACACATTATCGCTTGTGAACCGAAAAGTCTATGATTCTATGCTTCGGAAAATAAAGTCCATGTAGCAAAAAAATAGGGGAGTCCCCTCGCATTGCGCTGAATCTGTAGCATACAATGTAGCATACGGGAAATGATTTTATGTTACAGAGCGTGTCATAACGTGATTTTTTGCTTTTTGAAAATACGCAGAAAATAGGGTGAAAAGCATAAAAAAGTACCGATTTTAGATGTTTTAAATCTAAAATCGGTACTTTGGCGCGGAAGGAGAGATTTGAACTCTCGCGCGCTTTTTAGACGCCTACTCCCTTAGCAGGGGAGAAAAACCCATTGAAAACACTGGGGAAATTGGCGTTTGTAACATATTTTGTAGCATACATAATTCACTCTGTCGAGTCGTTTTGCAACTGATTTACGGCATTGACCATGCCTTTCATGTCCGGGTGTACATACCGTTGGGTAGTCGTTATCTTCGTGTGGCGCATGATTTCCTTGATCGTAAACGGGTCGATGTTTTTCATTGCGAGGGCTGTAGCGGTTGTATGGCGGCATGAGTAAGGTGGTAGCTTTTGCACTCCGGCAAGCTCCAAACACTCATAATATCTCTTGTAAAAATTATCTTTGTTTATGCAGCAGATATTTCCGACGCGCGATTTGCTTTCTTCGCATAGTTCATGCAGCACCGGCGCAACGAAATCCGGGAAGACCATAGGCGTTTCCTTCCGCTTCTTTGTCTTTATGCCGCCTCGGACGATCTCATTCTTTTCAAAGTCAATCATATCTTTCTTGAGTTTCAGAAGCTCACCGGGCATCATGCCGGTATAAATCATCGTTAAAATAAACCCAACGAAGTGGTCTTTTGCATACGCTTCCCATAGCTTTTTTACGTCGGCGTCGGTAAACGGCTCCGGCGACTTCTCTTCCAATTCCGGAAGCTTTATGTACTTTGCAAGATTCACGGTTGTTTGCTTTTCTGCGATTGCGAGGTTATAACAGTGGGAGAGGACGGTTTTCATATCTTTCCGCGTGTAATAGGTGCTGGCGTTGCGGTCGATGACATCCTGTATCTGCGCGATGGTAAGCGCGTCGATCTCACGGTCGGCGATTTCTTTCATGCGCTCGAATGCCTTTTCCGCCGCGCCCTGACGATCAGCCGATAAGGATAGATAATCCCCACGCAGATATGTTTTGTAGTATTCTCTGAGAGTGGGGCTTCGCTGCTCTTCCTTCGGAGGGTTTGCGGCATATTGGAGGGCGGCGCGCTTTGATGTAAACCCGCCTTTTGTTCGCATCTTTTGCCGAAGCTTGTCGTTCTCGTCTAGGTAAGTTCTTTCTGTCCAACGCGCCGTCCACGTCTTCCCTCGCTGGTAAGCGCTTCCTTGCCCGTTCCCGCGTGTCCGGTTTCGCCGCGCTTCCTGTTTTTTTCCGCACCAGCAACAGTAAGGCGCGCCGTCTGGGATTTCCTTTTTACACTTGATGCACTCCATGTTTCCCTCCACGTTCTTTTCGGATCGCGTAGAAAGTAATTGCCGAAGCCAGCGCTGAACCTACGATCAGGGCAATGCAAACCCATGCAGCTACGGACAAATCTCCACCGCGAATGAGGCCTGCGCTCCGACTCTGCGCATCCGTCACAAGGCAGGCAATCAGAGAAAAGGAGAGCAGCATACAAAACAGGGCGAGGACGTAACACATTGTATGTGTAGACTTTATCTGTGCGCTTTGCGCGGCCGCTGTTGCCTCCAGCTTGGCGTTTTCAAGCTCGACATGATGGATCTGCTTGGTCAGCTTTTCCGGGCTTCCGACGGGATTTTCAAGGCCGAACAGCTCGTCGAGCGACAACCCGAGCGTTTTGCATAGTGCAGCCGAGTTGTAAAGCCGTGGATCCGCTTGTGTTCCAGCGTATAATCGGCTCACGGCAGAGAAGGAAACGCCGGACTCGTTCGACAGCTCCTCCAACGTCATCCCGCTTGCATCTTTTGCCCTTCTGATCTTCCCCTGATACGCGCCGATAAACGGAGCGAGATCCTGTATTGCGGACATGATTACGCCTCCATTCGTAAGTTTCAGTTTTATTTCTTACATTTTCCATATAAAAATGCAAAACATGTGACAAGAACGCAGGATTCACCCTTTTCTTACAAACATTATCTGGTACAATGAAAACGTAGCAGATAGTTCCTGAATCCTGCATCTGCTGAAATGGCCCCACCGTATGTTCCAGATACGATGGGGCCGGTCAAACCGAATATTATATCAAATCATCAGTCCCATAAACTGTACACCATCGGATTCCTGATTCCCAAAAATAACACGGTCTGTTTGTTCATAATACCATGTTGATTTTTAGAACAATCGTTCTATAATAAATGACAGGAGGAAAAAATATGGAGTGCATCAACATCCGGGTAAACAACGGGAAAGTGGATGTAACAGTAGACGGTGCGAAGCTGACAGACGTGCACAGCGTCAGCGTGGACTACATCAAGGGCGTGCCGCTGCTCTTTTCCTGCGTCGCCGACATAGGCCGGGAGCAGGAAGAACGCCGGGGGCCGCACGTGCTGCATTAAGAGAGTGGGAATAAAATGCCTTATAAACACATATGAAGCGAGACAACGTAAGTGCTTCCGTGCTTTACCCGGGATATCTGCCCGCTTTTATCCAGAAAATAAAGATGCTCTTTAATGTCTTCCTTGATGGCATTATCAAACGCCTTATATATATCGGTTTGTAAAACTGGCTGGGCCTTAGAGATAAAAGCGAGTAAATCTGCATCTAATGTTGGAAGAATAGAAACTCTTATATTTTCTCGCTGCTTCAACTCCTGATAGTTTTCCTTTAAATAGTTTAGACGATCAGTTGCTGGGGTAATATATGTAGTTCCTCCTGGCATTTTCCGAAGGGGCTTTCCCCACTCTTCTTCAAAATACTGTTTTCTTCCGCAAGATATACAGAATTGCCGAAGATCGTTATATGCGGAAATCTCGCATTCGAGAAGACTGATTTCCTCGTCAAGCCCATGCCGCTCTTTTAGCGCGACGGAAAAGCCAATCATAATATCCTCATACGGCTTGATATGCTCGTTGATAAACTTCATCTCTTCGAAGTCCGGAATATCACTCGATGGTGAAGCATCAGGCTTGAGCTCGACCTCGCGACCGTTTTCGAATGCGTGCATTTCTATCTTGAATTTTGGCTTTTTGTTGTTCTTAAAAAAGTTGAAAATCTGAAATCACCACCAGATTACAGCGTTTTCTATGCAAGCGCTGTAAAAAATTACATATTACCACCTAGAACCAGCCACAGCAATGCCGAACCAGCACAAAAATAGACGTCGAAATTTGGAAGTTTGGAGATAGGAGGCCACAATGCTGGAAAATTTACAGGAAGTGTGCTATGATAGCAGCCAGATAGAGCAGATTCGCACACAGCTAAAGCGGATCGTGTTAGAACTTTCGGTTGAAGAACAGGAAGAACTTTTGAGAATGATTAAGGAGGGTATGCATGAGTAGGCCATTCACTCCAATTCATGCAATGACTGAAGCGTTTCGGAAAGCCATGTATGATATTGTTGCAGAAGCACAAGAGAAACAGCGACAGAGCACGATGCAAGAGCAGACACCTGCTCCGCAGAAAACGGGAGAGAATTTCCCGCAGTAAATGCAGTTAACGCATTTTCAAAGTCATATGCTGCGGCCTCGATGTCGAGCTGCGCTTTGAAATCTGAAAAAGACGGAATTTTCATGCTTGCCCCCTCTGGCTTTTCAAATACCGGATATATTTGATCACGTCCGCGAGTTCTTCGCCGGACGCAGAATCCAAGAAATCAAATATCTCCTGCGCGGCAGAACTCACCGCCTCATCCTTCGGGATGGGGTCTTTTTTTATGCCCGCAGACGGGTCATCGTCCGGCAGCAAGTCTGCTACTGATACACCGAGATATTCTGCGACAGCCGGGAGCTTGCTCTTTCTTGGCTTTGTCCTCCTAGTGTTCCACTGACTATAAACGCCACTAGATACACCGAGAAATTCGCACAAGTCAGCGCCGGTCTTTTTGTTCTTGGTCAAGTAATAATTGATTTTGTCTATTGTGTCCATATTAGTCAATAAATAATTGTTCAAAATGCAGTACTATTATAACTAAGTTTTTGTTGACATTCTTAGTAAACTTAGTTATAATAGTTTTTGTTAGGGCGGAACTTACAAGTGAGGTGATGGCGTGAAGAAAGACAAGTATATATGGGGATTTCAGATTGTTGGTTCAGACTGCGGATATGACCAGTTCGGGACGTTTCATTGCGCGTGCGGTCATTGCCTTCCGTTACGAGTTGATGTAAGTAAGGGCGGCAAATATCGCGGCAGCGACTGCGGCGACGGCAGATACGACGGTGAAAAACATGTTGATAAGAAACCGCCTTTTCTCCGTGCGTGCTTTCGAGCCTTCGGTTTCGACAAGCACATTTAGACCGTTTTCTTCTATGGACTTGTAACGCTTATTCCGATTGAGAAACAACCTGATTCTTTCTCTGAACGACTTGCACATGATTCATGCCTCGGCTTATGAGGCGTGAAAAGAACACCGCCCCGGACAGCTTATCGGATTGTGAAATAATGATAGGTGGTACTTTCATAATAACACAATTCACTAAGTTGTCAAGAAAAACTTAGTATTCTCAGACAGGAGGTATGTAAAGGCATGGGTTTTAAGGAAGCGAGGCTTGCCGCTGGATTGACCGTTCAACAGGTAGTCAAGGCGCTAAAGGTTTCAGACGCATCCGTTTATCTGTGGGAAACCGGGCAGATGTATCCGAAGACAGCGCGCCTGCACGAAATCGCAGCTCTGTACGGCTGCACAGTGGACGAGCTATTAAAGCCGAGAAAGGAGGAAAAATGACGCTGGACGATATCCGGGCAATGTCAAAGCCCACAATCCTCGCAAGCGAGGCGGCGCAGGTGCTCGGCTGTACCCCGCAATGGCTTCGCTTGATGGCGAGGGAACGGCCTGAAAAGCTGGGCTTCCCGGTTTGCTGCACAAGCAAGCACAGAGTAAAGATCCCGAGAGAGCCGTTTTTGCGGTTTCTCGGAGCATGAGGAGGAACAAATGAAAGTCAGATTAACATTTTTGGAGCCGGTTCTTGGCACATGGCCGAGCAACGAGAACATTGCACGGGACTTTATCGCAAGCAAGGCCCCGGACGCAAGCACGATTAAGGATGAGATCGCAGCGCTCGGCGCGGACGCTGTCGCCGAAAAGGGCAAAACCGTTTTCCCGCGTACCGACGGACAGCCGATTCTGTACGATTATCAAATTAAAGGGTTCTTCAAGGACGCCTGCGGTATGCTGGCACGCGTGAAAGCCAAGAAATCCAGCGCCCTGAAAGCCTATAAGAAGATCATCGACGGCCTGATCTTTGTAGAGCCGCGCATGATTCCCATTGAGGTCAACGGCGAGATCGGCGAATGCCAGAGGGCGCTTCGTGCGCAGACCGCACAGGGCGAGCGGGTCAGCCTTGCGAACTCCGAGGAAATCCCGGCGGGCAGTTCCATCGAGCTTGATATCGTGATGCTCGACGAAAAGGCACACAAAGAGGCAGTGCTGGAATGGCTGGAGTATGGCCGCCTGCGCGGCATCGGCCAGTGGCGGAACTCCGGCAAGGGCAGATTTACCTACGAGGTTCTGAATGGTTAAGTGCAAGGGTGAGGCCACGCAGGGACTTGCGAGGGAAGCGCATCGCCGAGAGCAGCGGTGAACGGCAACGGAATTGCTCTGTACTGACTGGCGTAGATGCGCAACGGCAGAGCGAGGCGTGGATATGCTATGGAATGGCATGGCAGGGCAAAGACTGGCAACGCAGGGGCTTGGCAAAGCATCGGAACGCGACGCGATGACAGGCAGCGGAATGGCAAAGCGACGATGGGCAATGGTATGGCAAATCATCGAAGGCTATGCGCAGCTACGGCACAGCAACGAATGCAAAGCAAGGGAAGAGCGAAGCAAAGCGCCGCCTCGCAGCGGCAACGAATCGCGAAGCAACGAACAGAAATCGAAAAAGGAGTGGACAGAAGGAGGATGCAACATGGCGGAAGTGAAGACCTACACCCTGACGCTGAATGCGCAGGAGCTGCATGATCTGATCGAGGCGGCGCTGGTCTGCGAGTGCCAGACGGCGCAGATCATTAACGGACTCAAGCGCAAGGGGCTTGACATGGACGCGCAGAAGCTCGTTACACAAAGCGCCCGTCTGGCGCGGCTCATCAGGCGGATGCAGGAGACGAAGGAGGCAAAGAAACCATGTGCAGATTGATCTTAAGCGCGACTGAGCTGGAGGTGATCGAGTGCGCACTCCGCTGCACGGCATACGAAGACCGCCGGAGGGCGGAAAGGCTCGAAGCGCGGTTCGGAGGCTGGGACAATGCAGAAATGCGCAACCTAATTGAAACCTACAGGCAGGACGCTGAAGATGAGATACGCCTCGCAGATACGATCTTCGAGCGGGTGGAAATGCCGGAGACGAAGGAGGACGCAGAATGAGAACCAATCTTGCAGAGCGGCTCGGGTATAAGCCAGAGGAATCGACCGAGGAGCGGCAGGCGCGGCTGCTTGAGGAATTGGAGGCCCGCAAGGCAACACTGCGGATCATCAAGGGCCTGTGCCTCTGGACGAGCGGCGCGGCGATGATCCTGTCGGCGGTGGCCGGGATGGCGGGAATGACGTATGAATGCGCTCTGACCGGTCTGGTCGCACTCGTCGCGTTGCTGTACGGGCTGGCATAAAGAAATGACCCCTGCCGCGCGGCAACGCGACAGAGGCCGAAAGGAAAACGATTGTCGCCCTCATTATAGGGCAGAAAGGAACCTATGTCAAGTTTAACGGATTCCCGCGTCCGGCATGGTGCGAAAGCCTGTGTCGAGGCGGTTCGGGCCGACTACCCGAAGTTCAACAAATGCCTGCTTTCTCAGTGCGAAGCGCCGGAGAAATACGGCGTACAGCTTGTTCCGGAGGCAGCTGCGGCGATCAAGGCGCTGGACGCCTCAGGAGCGCCGAAGCCGGAGAAACGAAGGAAATCCTGCCGGTTCTACTTCCGGCTGACAAAAAGCGGCGCGGCGGCGTTGCAACGGCTGTGTGAGACGAAGGGCTGCGCAACCGTGCAGAGTCTGTGCGAGCGGCTGTTCAGAGAGGAGGCAGAGCGAAGTGGCATACAATGGTGAAAATTTGTATCTCGGCATTGAAGAACCGGAACCGAAGATCGTCGGCCAGTGCGCATACTGCCGGGAAGACATCTATGAAGGAACTGAGTGCTTCTGCTGCAACGGAGTGCTGGTACATACGGAGTGCTTCGGGGACTATGTGCAGGATGAGTACAGCGAATCGGAACTGGCCGGGGCGCTGGGATTTGAACAAAAGACAGCATGAATGAAGGAGGAAACATTATGGAAAACGCAAAAGGCTACAAGGCATTTGCGCCCGGTATGATCTGCCGAGGCAAGCAGTATGCCGAGAACACGGACTACGAAGAGGCAGGTGGCGCGATCTGCGGCAAAGGAATGATGCACTACTGCGTCAACCCCTTCGATACCCTTAACTTCTACGATCTCGTAGGTGAAAACGGGAAGTTTTCAGATTTCGCAGAAGTCGAAGCGCTCGATCCGCCAGTTTCCGGAAGTAACGGGAAATTTGCGGCGAAGAAACTGCATATCGGCGCGAAGCTGAGCTTCGCTGGATTTGTAAAGGCGTGTATCGATTACACAAAGGAACAGACAATCGACAATATGCCGAAAAGTGAAATTGGTACGGGCGACTCCGCCAAGATCGGCAGCTCGGGCGACTCCGCCAAGATCGGCAGCTCGGGCGACTACGCCAAGATCGGCAGCTCGGGCGACTACGCCCAGATCGGCAGCTCGGGCGACTCCGCCAAGATCGGCAGCTCGGGCTACTCCGCCA